GTGCTTTATGATTTGCTGAAAAACAAACGCTATGGTTTCGGTCGTCGTCTTGGTGATTTTGCCGTAGATAAGTGGGCGCTTTATAACGTAGCGCAATATTGCGATCAGTTAGTTGATGATGGTTTCGGCGGGAAAGAACCGCGATTTACTTGTAATGCGTGGATCACAGAACAACGTCAAGCCTATGAGGTCATCAATGATATTTGCTCAATTTTTAGAGCTATGCCAGTGTGGAACGGACGGGAATTTACGGTAATTCAAGACCGCCCAGCCGATCCGGTGTGGACGTACACAAACGCAAACGTTGACAAAGAGGGTTTTACCTACTCTTATTCGGCAATGAAGGCACGTCACAATGAAATCCACGTTGAGTACGCCAACGCACAGAACAACTATGAAAAAGATGTTATCTGTGTTTCAGACGATGATTTGATCCGCCGTTACGGTTTAAACGTGAAAAAAGTTACTGCTTTTGGTTGCACCTCGCGCGGGCAAGCGTACCGTACAGGTCGTTGGATTTTGGAAACGGAAAAGCTGGAAACGCGTACGGTCACATTTACCGTCGGCGCCGAGGGACTAATGCACGTCCCTGGCGATATTATCCTTGTTGCGGATAATGACTACGCAGGAACGCAATTAGGCGGACGCGTGCTGTCTGTAGCAAATAACGTTGTAACGCTTGATCGCGAAGTGCCATTTAAAGCGGGTGAACAGTTTTTGTATTACAACCAAGACGCGCAAGTCACCGGTATTAAAGTGATTGATGTCTTGGATGGAAACCGAATCGTATTAGATAAAGCGCCGACGGGACTTACAGAATACGGCGTTTGGTTGCGTCATGGAGAGAAAGTACAGCCGCAGTTATACAGAGCGCTAAGTATCAAGGAAGAAAGCAAAGGCAAGTACACCATTACAGCACTGCAACACGAGCCGCAGAAAGAAGCTATTGTTGACAGCGGAGCACACTTTGAGCGCGTGTCATTTAGCGAAGTGCCAGATCGGTATCGAATTCAAAACGTTGATGTAGCCGTAACTGATGATGGAATCAGATTATCGTTTGAATATTTTGCGAAGAATGAATCTACCGTTAAATATCAAATAAAACTCTACCGCACTTTTAACGGCAACCGCACTTTGTATAAAGTCTATGACGATTTAACAAGTACGAATATTACGTTTACTGGATTGCCTGACGGCGATTACACCGCAGAAATCCGAGCGAAAAACAGCGCAGGTCAATTATCCGATCCGGTAACGCGCACATTTGAGATTAATCTCAATATCCCTCGATTTGTGACTAAATCTCTATTATTTGCGATTGAGCTTGATTGGGATTTGCCAAAGACAGCAACTATTGGTAACTATACCGAGGTTTGGCGCAGTGCAACTAGTGACATTAGCAAAGCGGTTAAAGTGGCAACATTGCCATATCCACAAAATAACTACGTTATGAGCGGCGTACCGTTGAGCGCGGAATACTATTTTTGGTTGCGTTGCGGCGATAAAAACGACAACAAGGGCGAGTTTACCGCGGCGGTATTTGGTGAGGCGGACCATAACCCGGAAAGCCTACTAAAAATGGTCGAGGAGACTGTAACCAAAGTTGGCGTTGGCAAAGAGCTAATTGAGAGCCTTAAAAATGACATCAATAGCGCAGTGTCTGAGGAGGCAAAAGCCCGTATTGCGGCGGTAAATAATGCACTCCAACAAATCAATAACCAAGCGGCCACAACCGGCACGGCGATAGAAAAACTGGAAAAAGCAGATAAAGCGCAAGCCGAAACGATTAAAACCGTAACGGCAAAAGCGGAATCTGCATTATCCGGCATAACTGCCGTACAACAAGCGCAGGCCAACAGTGACAAGGCTAACGCTCAACAAATTAGCGCACTAACTGCGCGGGTTGGTGGCGCGGAAGCTACTGTAACGCAAATGAGCAATACTGTTGCGGGACTTAACGGCAAAGTGAGCTCAATGCACACAATCCGCACGCAGGCCATCAACGGGGGGAGGACAGCGATAGCCGGCATATCATTAGGCGCAAACGAAAAAGAATCATCTGTTATTGTCATGGCTGATAAATTTGGGATTGTGGCTAATGCCAATGATAGCAATGTTAAGCAAGTCTTTAGTGTTGCTAATGGACAGGTCGGCATCCGTGGTGATTTGGTTGTTGCGGGGTCGGTAACGCGTGATAAGTTGTCATCAGGCGGAGGAGGAAATCTCCTAGACAACCCTATATTTGCTAATGATGCTTACGGATGGGGCGAGAATAGAGGTAACGGCGCATTAGCTAGACAAACTACAAGTCTAGTAAGACGGATGAGTAGTAAATTTAGCGGACTGGTTACAAATAGCTCGGTTATGATTGCCGAGGCAATAGCTAATTCCGCCGTATCTAGTTGGTGGCAGGTTGCGACGCAGACTGTTAGTGTTGCTCCTGGTAGTCGGTATTGCTTTTCCGCTTACATGGATGCGTGGGCGTGTACTGGTGAGTTAATGATCCAAGAGATTGCTAGCGATGGCAAATCTTGGGTTAGAGATTTTGCTTTTTCCGGCAAAAAAGGGCGCAGTATTGCTGGTTACACTCAATCAGGGGTATTAGATGAGGGCAGCGGCAGCATACAGTCAAGCACTCGCAGTCATGTATTTTTTACTGCTCCAAGCTCGGGCTATGTGTCAGTTACCTGCGTTATGCGAGACATAAAATCCGCTAGCGTACTAAAAATAGCCCTGCCAATGCTTGAGGAGTGCACTGAGCACACAACAGAGCCTAGTCCATGGCAAAACGCCGGGGTAACTCAGATGCACGGCGGAAGCATTATTGCTAATACAATACGTGGCGACCACATCCAAGCCAACCAAACGTTAAGAGCTCCAACAATCCAAGGTGGACAGCTAAACATTGGTAACGGTAATTTTGTCGTTGATAGTAACGGCAACTTAACTGCGCGGAGTGGTACATTTAGCGGCAATCTTAGCGGTGCTAAAGGTACATTTAGCGGAGATATTACGGGTGCTAGTGGTACGTTTAGCGGCAATGTTTACGCCAAAAATATCAGGGGTGATTTGGTTGAGCCGTTTGAAATAAAAATCAACGGAAAAGACCTTATAATACCTGCATCAGACTTTAAACGCACGCTAATTGTCATCCCTCATCCTGTGTCGTCTTATGGGGTAGGTAGTAACAGCTCAAGGACAACTAGTATTAGTATTGGTGTTGTTAATGGTAACTCTTACACGGCCTTTGCCTCAGGGTCTGCCACAGCTACTGGCAGTGGTTATGCATCAAGTGTTGTAACAGGGTCGTTGGTTATACCATCCGGCAAAACTGTAACCTTAAGATCTTGGGCAACAAGCGATGACAGAGATAGCGGAAGGGGGATCAGCGGGACTATCCACATGCTATCCTTAAGGATTTATTAATAAATAAGGCAAAAAAAAATGAAATACATAGACAAAAAAATTGAAGACCCACGCACTGGTGCGGTAGTTGCTTATCATGTGGTAAGTAATTGTCAGGTGGACTACACCAACAAAAGCACTTTTTTAACCATCACATCTTATGTGTCAAAGGCTAAAAAAGATGAGGGTAAGGATAGCTTAAGCATTAATACGTTTACTATCCCCGGCGCTCCTGAGTGGGACGCAATCCCTTATGAGTGGGCGCTGGCGGAATTAGTTAAAGCTCAACCAGCGGACTTTGTACCTGAGGATTATGTAGGCTATATCAATCCTTACATTTTTGCAGGCGGCGAGGTTAAAGACGCAAATTAGACAAAACAAAACGGCGGGTAATTCCGCCGTCTTTTTTAAATATTGTAGCAATTAAGCCATTTTCTTTATGATTCCACCTATTTTTAGGTGCCTCTCTTTTAACAACTCAACAACATCAAACCAAATACCGGTAGGGATCTTGCGCTCTCCTGATAGCCATGCTCTCAACCGTCTAGGACTTGATAGCTCAAGATCTCTTGATAAAGCTGTTTGCCACTGGTCGCCATATAAAGCATTGCCTACTATGGTTAACTCGTTAGCACCATAGTTTGCCACGTCATCAGTTATCTTAGCGTAGTGATAGTAGCCTAACCAAAAAGCACCTTGAGCATCAAACTCCATCTTATCTTTAGGATCGGTTAAATCACTAGGGATTTTATCCATTAAGCGCATAACATCGTCTTGGTCTTTGGCATTGATAATATCTCCACGCTGATTCATCAAGCCAATTCCTTTGGCCGGGAATCTAATAATCGTATTTTGTACATTGACTGGCACATCAACGCCATAAACACAGCGGACTAGTTGGCCTACAGTGTACATGATTTCTTTGTAATTCAT